TCATGGGCTGGAAACAACAGCAGGAAATGGTAGAGAATCAAACTTTGTTATCTGAAATCAATTCCTTTGCTGAAAAAGCGGACTATTTTGAGGAAGCGCGTCCAAAAATGATTAGCCTACTCCAAACAGGAGAAGCGCAAACATTAGAAGATGCGTATGATCAAGCGATATGGAGTAATAAAGAACTGCGACAAAAAATGCTTGAATCCCAACAGGCTAGTCAAGCAGCAAAAGTAGTTGCAGAAAAAAACCGGGCAGCGAAAGCCGCCCGAGCAGCAGCGGTCAGCGTCAGAGGTTCTACACCCGGAACCAACACGGCTCCCAAAGCACATAGTCGCCGCGCTTTACTGGAGGAAGCATTTGATGAATCCAGTTCGCGGTTGTAATTAACTGATTAGGAGTAATTAAAAATGGCATTTGCCAATTCCTCAATCAGCGACATCATTGCTACCAACATTCAGAGCCGTAGTGGTGAACTCGCTGATAACGTGACGAACAACAATGCGTTGCTTCGTCGCTTGAAGGAGCGCGGGAACGTTAAGACGTTCTCGGGCGGTAACGTGATCCTTCAAGAAATCATGTACAACGACGAGACTACGAACAACACCAACTCGTACTCCGGTTACGAAGTGTTGAACGTCGGTCAGAACTCGCCCATCTCGGCGGCCCAGTTCAGCATCAAGCAGTACGCAAGTGCTGTGTCCATCTCGGGCCTTGAGATGATCCAGAACAGCGGCAAGGAAGCGATCATTGACCTCCTTGACGGCCGTATGGAAGTTGCCGAAGCCCAGTTGGCGAACCGCATCAGCGGCGACCTCTACGGCGACGGCACGGGCAACGCGGGCAAGAACCTTGACGGTCTTGCTGCCGCTGTGCCGGATGCGCCGGGTTCGGGCACCTACGGCGGCATCAACCGCCTTGTGTGGACGTTCTGGCGTTCGGTTGCCTACTCGGGTGTCACCAACGGTGGCGCTGCGGTGTCGGCCTCCAACATCCAGCAGTACATGGACGCACTCGCGGTGCAGTTGATTCGTGGAACGGACAAGCCTGACTTGATCGTTGCCGACAACAACTACTATCGCCTGTACCTCCAGAGCCTCCAGAGCATCCAGCGTATTACGGACTCCGGTTCGGGTATGGCTGGCGCGGGCTTTGCTGCCCTCAAGTACTACGGCGCGGGCATGGCCTCTGACGTTGTGCTGGACGGTGGTATCGGTTCGTCCACCTACAATAGCGGCGCTGGCAACAGCAACCATATGTGGTTCCTGAACACCAAGTATCTGCACTTCCGTCCTCATAAGGATCGGAACTTTGTGCCGATCGGCGGTGAGCGTCAGGCCGTCAACCAAGACGCCATTGTTAAACTGATTGGCTGGGCCGGTAACCTCACCTGCTCGGGCAGCCAGTTCCAAGGCGTGTTGATTGCTTAATTAGGGAGTACACGAAAATGGCTATTATTGTTAATGGGTTCGCGTACCCCGCCCTTGGAGACACCCAGACCTCTGCGGCTGTCAACGTGGGTACGGTTGTCACTCTTGATGACGGCGGCATGGCTGTATACGTACAGGCTGCCTCCAGCATCGCGCAGTACAACGCTGTGGCTATTCCGAACACCAACATTGCGACCAATGCGACGACTGCCCGTGTTGCCGAGACCAAGCGTATCGGCTTCGCACAGGTATCCATCGCCTCGGGTTCGTACGGTTGGGTGCATCTCGGCGGTAAGGTTCGCGTGAATGTGTCGGCTTCCTGCCTCCCGGCGGTTGCCCTCTACACCACGACGACCGAAGGCCGTCTGGATGACGCTACGGTGTCGGGCGCTTTGGTTGCGGGTGTGGTCACCGAGTTGACCGCCTCTGCCACCTCTGCCATGACGGCTGTTGCGGCGTACAGCATGGTTATCCCGGTTCCGTCTAACGCGACCCCGTAATCGTGCAAAAACTGGAACTCACGGTACAGGCTGCGGGCGATCCTGCCGAATTGGCAGAGAACGTGCGTTCAGCCCTGTCCCGTGGGCTTCCAGAGTTGGCCCCCGCTCCTTGCGTACACGATGGAACATTCGTGTGCGTAGCGAGTGGGTGGTCAATGCCGTCCTTTATTGACGAAATCAAAGAGCATCGCAAGGCGGGCCGTCCGATTGTGTCGGTTAAAGCCGCGCATGACTTTTTGTGTGAGAACGGCGTTGAGCCTGACTTGTGGGTCAACCTTGACCCTAGGGATCGCACGAAAGGCATCCAGCGGGCCAACGACCGCACCAACTACCTTGTTGCCTCTCGCTGTCCTCCTGTTACTTTTGAGCATCTAAAGGGTAAAAAGATCACCCTTTGGCACTCATGGACGGAAGGCGAGGAGATGAAAGCGATGGGTGCGGGCAAGTTAGCGATTGGCGGCGGTACGACCTCTGGCATGAGAGCCATCAACATTGGCTACGTCCTTGGGTTCCGCAAGTTTGTGTTGTACGGATACGACAGTTGTAACCGTGCCGATGGCATCAAGCGGTTTACGGGCGAAAAGACAGGCCCGACGCTGGATGTGTATGTGGGCGACGGCCCAGAAAAGCGTAAGTTTATTTGCAACGCTGCGATGGCGCAGCAAGCCAACGAATTTCAGATGATCTATACCGTGATGCCTGACATTGCGGTAGAGGCAAAGGGGCCGGGTTTAATCGCGGCAATCATTGAAGAACGACGCAAGATGAGTCTTGCAGCATAGGAGTATAGACATGGCATTTCCTTCAAGAGTTCAGGGTGCGGGTCAGTCGGGTGGTGCCACCACGGCGATCTGCGGTGACGTATCGGCCTCGGTGACGGCTGCGGGTTCCTCCGCAACGGACGCGCAGAGTGTCAGCGCGGTAGTCACTCGCGTATCCACGGCGGCTGCCAGCACGGGCGTGAAACTCCCGGTTGCGGAAGTGGGCGCGATGATGGTGGTGCGTAATGATGGCGCAAACACGCTGACGGTTTACCCGCAGACGGGCGCGACCATTGACGGCGCGGCTTCGGTTTCCGTTACGGCAGCCAAGGCGACGTTGTTTTTCGGCACCAGCCCGACGACTTGGGTGACCCTCGCAGGAGCCTAATTCGTGGCGATTCCGTCGCGGGTTCTGGGCGCAGGGGTAGATAGTCTTAAAACCGTTTCCATTTGTGGAGACGGTATAAGCACTCTATCGTCTGCGGGAACCTCGGCGGGCAATGCAACGACGATTACTTACGTCTATACCAATGTCAGCACCGTCACGGCAGGGTCGGGGGTTAGACTCCCCCCTGCCGAGATGGGTGCGACGGTTATTATCAAAAACAGCGGCGCAAACCCATTGACCGTGTACCCCAACTCGGGCAACACGATCAACAATGCCGGTTTTGGCACAATCAACACCGATTGTTCCGCTTTGTTCTTTGCCGTAAGCAATACGCTGTGGGAGGAACTACAGGGCTTTGGTCGCGCAGTTCCTATCCTGCATTACGGGGCGTTTTCGGATACCACCATACAAACGGCGGCATCCATCGACACGGCCTACGGCATGGTTTTTAACACCACCGACAGCAGCAACGGTATTTCTGTGGGTTCGCCAACCTCTAGGTTAGTCGTAGACAACCAAGGCGTGTACAACGTGCAGTTTTCGGCACAGTTGGATAAAACCTCGGGTGGTACAGGCAACATTTACATTTGGCTGCGTAAAAACGGTAGCAACGTGGCAAACACCGCGACCACGGTTGCTATTCAAGGCGCGGCGGCGCGAACGGTTGCCGCTTGGAACTTCATCATCCAGTTAGACCCCACCAATTACGTTGAATTGATGTGGGCAACGGATGATACGAGCGTTAGAATTTTGTCAGCCACCGCCACAAGCGTGTGGCCCGCGATTCCGTCAGTTATTTGCACGATCACACAGGTCAACAACCTGTAATTTCCCCACAGGAGAACGACGATGCCCCTAGATAGCGATGTAGCCAACGGCGACTCACAGTTGCAAGTTGAGTTTTTTGTGTCTGACGTGGAGAACTGGAAAGGTCATCCGTTTGTGCGGATTATGATTCCGGGCGACAAGAACACGATCATTGAACAGCCTGTACGCGAGGATCACAAAAAGCGATTCCCGCGCCAATGGCTTTACTTTCAAGCCAAGCAGTCTGAACAGGACACGACCCCCATCGGCACCTCGCTAGCGCAATGGGCAAACGACGAGCCTGAAACCCTAAACCGGGGTTGGATTGAAGAACTACAGATATTGAAGTTTCAGACGGTGGAACAGGTGGCCTCGGCCTCTGACGCGCAGTTACAGCGTATCGGCATGGGCGGTACGGGACTGCGTGAGCGTGCCAAAGCGTACCTCACCAAAAAGAACCGCAGCGAGACTGCGGAAGAACTGGATAACACCAAAAAGCAGTTGGCTGAACTACAGGCGCAGATGGCAGCGTTACTTGCTGACAAGCCCCGTAAAGGCCGACCGCCAAAAGTTAAAGAGGCGTAGATATGGCAACGATGCTGCAACTCGTCCAGCAAGTGACGGGTGAATTGGGCCTCCCAGTACCGGCAACGGTCGCGGGCAACCCCAACCAAGACGTTTCCCAAATCCTTGCGTTGATGAACGCTTGTGGGTACGAGTTGCTGCGTCGGGCCGATTGGCGCGAACTGACCAAACAGCATACGTTTTACACGGAGGCTATTTCGGTCAACGGATCGTGGTCATCAGCCTCGCAAACGCTAACGGTAGACAGCAGCGCAGGGATCAATGACACCTATCAGGTGTCGGGCCAAGGTATCCCGAACGCAACGTATGTGACCTCTGTGCCGAACGCGGTGTCGGTGGTCATTAACTATCTGCCGACCTCCACCGAGGTCAACCAGCCGCTTGCCTTCCAAAAGGTCAAGTACGCCCTGCCCGCTGACTACTACAGCACGGTCAACCGCACGCATTGGGATAAGAGCAAGCGTTGGGAGATGCTCGGCCCCGAGTCGCCGCAACAATGGGAATGGCTCCTCTCGGGCTATATCAGCACCGGCCCTCGTATTCGCTGGCGATTGCTCGGTAAATACTTTCAGATTTGGCCCGGCGTGGACTCGGGCGAGTTGCTCGGCTTTGAGTACCGCAGCGCAGCGTGGGCGATTTCGTCAGCGGGTGCGTCAAAGAACTCGTTTACGGCTGATGACGATACGGCGGTCTACCCAGACCGCGTGATGGTTCTGGGTACAAAACTCAAGTATTTTGAGGCCAAGGGCTTTGACACGACCGCCATCTTCCGCGACTACATTGCCGAACTTGAAACGGCAGTTGGGCAAGATACGGCGGGGGCTAACCTCTCGTTTGCCCCGCGTCCGGGTACGGTGTTGATCGGCTACGACAACATCCCCGACTCTGGCTACGGATACGACAACTAATGGTCGTCGCACGCCGCAGACTCGTTCAGCAGTCAAGGGCGAATGTCGCGTCCTTGCCCTCGCCCGTGGGTGGCTGGAACGCACGCGACTCGCTTGCCAACATGGCACCGACCGATGCCGTGCAGTTGGAGAATTACTTTCCCGGTGTGTCTAACGTCAATTTGCGTGGTGGCTACACAAAACACGCAACTGGGTTACCCGATGACGTAGAAACGCTGATGACGTACTCGGGCGGCACAACGGACAAGTTGTTTGCCGTGTCCGATGGCAATATCTACGATGTCACCTCTGCGGGAGCGGTTGGTGCTGCGGTTGTTAGCGGCTTGACCAACGCCCGATGGGAATACACCAACGTCACCACCTCGGGCGGTAATTATCTGTATGCCGCAAACGGCGTGGATAAACCCCTGCTCTACAACGGGTCAACATGGACACCGATTGACGGCGCGTCTAGCCCCGCGATCACAGGTGTCACGACTACAACGCTTACCCATCCGACGCTATTTAAGAATCGGTTGTGGTTTATCCAGAAAAACACGCTCAAAGCGTGGTATTTGCCGACCGCAAGTGTGGGTGGTGCGGCGGTACAGTTTGATTTGTCTGCCGTTGCACGCCTCGGTGGTGTTCTCGTCAGCATGGCCTCATGGACGATTGACGCGGGCTACGGCGTTGATGACAACCTCGTATTTGTCACCGATAAGGGTGAGGTCATCGTTTATCGCGGAACCGATCCTGCCTCGGCCTCTACATGGGCCGTAATCGGTAACTGGATCGTCGGTGCGCCAATTAGCGAACGCTGCCTAATGAAGTACGGCGGTGACTTGCTGGTGCTGACGCTGGACGGGTTGATCCCGATGGCCTCGGCACTACAGTCCTCTCGCCTTGACCCCAACATCGCGCTATCAGACAAGATTCAAGGTGCGTTTGCGGCGGCAGCAGCGGCGTATCAAAACAATTTTGGTTGGTGTTTGCTTTACAACGCCAAAAACAACGCGCTGATCGTCAACGTCCCCGTGCGCGATGGCGGGCAAGAGCAGTTTGTGATGAACAACATCACAAAGGCGTGGTGCAAGTTTACGGGCTGGCACGCTTACCACTTTGCGATCCTTAACGACGAACTTTACTGGGGTGGCGCAGGGTTTGTCGCAAAGGGGTGGACAACAGGTTCTACCGGCTACACCGACGATACGAGCAACATCCAAGGCCGGGTGCTGCAAGCGTTTAACTATTTTGAGACGCGAGGCGTAAAGAAAATCTTTACCCGTGCGCGCCCGTCTATTTTCAGCAACGGCACGCCGTCCATCACGGTCGGCATGAACGTGGACTTCAATATCGCTGACAACGTGGCCCCGCTTTCCTTTACGCCCCCGGTTGTGGGGTTGTGGGATAGCGGCCTATGGGACTCGGCGATCTGGGGGTCTGACCTTGAGATTCAGAACAACTGGCAGGGTGTGACAGGGGTTGGGTACTGCGGTGCGATTCAGTTGCAGAGCAGTTCCAACAAACTAAACATCCAATGGGCATCAACTGACGTGGTATTCCAACTCGGATGGGCTGGCATATAACAAGCGGCCCCGATGTGGGCGAATGGGTGTGTGGGCAGACGGGCGGCGGCTATCACGCCGAACGCTCCAACGCCCTTGGCCTCAAAAAAGGCGACGAGTGCGTGGCGGGCGTGGTGTACGAGAATTGGAACGGGCGTTCTATTGTGTGCCATATCGCCATCCAAGGCCGAATTACGCCGACATGGATTGCCGCGATCTTTGATTATCCGTTCAACGTCTGCGGGGTTGACAAGATCATCGCCCCCGTCAGCAGCGGGAACGTGAAAGCGTTAAAACTTGTGAGTAATATGGGTTTCACCGAGGAAGCGCGTCTGAAGGATGCCGACACCAACGGTGATATTGTTTTCCTGACCATGACACGCGATGCGTGTCGTTTTTTAGGACACCGTTATGGGCAAAAAATCGCCAGCACCTCCACCGGCACCTGATTACGCTGCCGCCGCGCAGCAACAGGGCCAAGCCAATCTTGAGGCCGCACGCCTCACGGCACGCCTTTCTAACCCCAACATCAGCACGCCCCTCGGCGGTCAGCGCGTCACGTTTGGACGCGATGTGTTTGACCAAGCCGCCTACGACAAGGCAATGGCTGATTACAACAAGCAGTTGGAGGCGTACAACGCTGCCAAGGCGTCAGGTCAACCGTTTCAGCCTACGGGTGGACAAGCACCGGGTGGTTTGCCGACCAGTCCGTTCACCGGCCCCACTTACGATCAGGACGGTCGCGTTCGCACGGGCCTGACCGACGAACAAGAACTGCTGATGGGCGGGTTCCGCGCACAGCCGCAGGGTGGCCTAACTTACGACCCCAACACGGGTATGCCGGTTGCGCCAACCAAGCAACAGTTTACAAGTCGCACCGATTTGGACACGCCGTTTATTGAGCAGTACCTAACCCCTGAAGCACAGGCAACCCTTGAGGCACAGCAGCGGGTAGAGCGGGCGTTGTCGGGCCTTGGTGAAAAGGCAATTGGCAAAGTCAGCGATATTTACGGCAGCACGTTCCGACCGGAAGGGTTACCCGAGCAGCAGTTTAGGTTTGGCGGTTACGGCGAACTGCCGACTACGCCAGATTTGGCCTCCATGGGTCAGTTTCAGCGTGGGTTTGACCGTGAAGCGTTGCCGACAACCCCTGACATTACGGCAATGGGCCGTGCAGGGGCTAACGTCAACGTGCAGGGCGTCAATTACGGCCCACAGGCGGGTCAGTACGGCATGGCGGGCGCTGGCCCTACCGCACCCGGCGAGATTGTCGGTGCAGACCTCTCTGGACTTGGCGGCGTATCTTATGGGCCACAGGAGGGCCAATACGGCTTTGCTCGGGGCTTTGTGCCAACCGAGCGACTCCAACAGCGGGTTGACACCCGTGGCCTCGCAAACCTTCCTGTAAGCGCAGGAATGACAGGCCAAGAAGCGATCTTGTCGCGTCTGGCTCCGCAGTTACAGCGCGAACGTGCTGACCTTGAAAACCGTCTCCGCAACCAAGGGTTAGTTCCGGGTGGCGAAGCGTACAACCGCGAAATGGAATTGCTAAACCAACGGGCCAACGATTTGTTATCGCAATCCGCGTTGCAGGGGATTGGCCTTGATGCCCAGATGCGGGCGCAGGGCTTTAGTGAGCGGCAGATTCAGGCTGAAATGGCTAACCAAGCGCGTCAAGCGCAGTTTGGCATGGGAGCGCAGCAAGCGGGCCTTTATAACCAAGCCCTCCAGCAAAATCTTGCACAAGGTTTGTCAGTACAAGAGGCGCAAAACCGCGCACAGGCGCAGGACTTCCAGCAGCGTCTTGCCGCAGGGCAGTTCGGACGCGAAGCGCAGCAGATGGCCTTCACGATGGGTCAGTCGGCACAGCAGATGTACAACCAAGCCGTGCAGCAGAACTTTGCTCAAGGGATGTCATCTGCGGAAGCGCAGAACCGTGCCGCCCAACAGGTCTTTGCTCAACAGGTTGCCGCACAGGAGTTGCAGAATCAGGCATTGGGTCAGAACCAAGCCGCTGCGATGCAGCAGTATCAAGCGCAGTTGGCGCGACAGGCGCAGGGTTTTGGGCAGCAGATGGATATGGCTGGCCTCTACAACGCCTCGCTTGCCGCACAGCAGCAGTCGGCCTTGCAACAGGCTCAAGCCGCTGCCGCACTCCAGTCGCAGGGTTTCAATCAGGCACAGGCCGCCGCAGCGTTCCAGAACGCACAGCGTCAGGCCGCGTTGCAAGAGCAGTTGGCGCTACGCGCACAGCCACTCAACGAAATTGCTGCGATCATGGGTGGCGCACAGGTGCAGATGCCGCAGTTCCAAGCCTACCAAGGCGCGGATGTCGCAGCCGCACCGATCTTTGGCGCGACACAGGCGGCAGGAAACTTTGCACAACAGAACTATGCCAACCAAACGGCGGCATATAACGCCCGAATGGGATTGTATGGCGATATTGGCGGGTCACTTGCCAATCCGCTTGGCAAAAAACTGTTTTTAGGTGGTTAAATTATGAGAACACCATACCAATCGTTTAACTCACCCGCGATGAACGGCGGTCGTGGCCAGCGTCTAGCGCGTATGCTCCAAATGCAGGGCCAAAGCCAGCAAGTGAGCAACAACGCTGGCGCACAGACTGATATGCAGTACAACCCCCCGCAAAACGCCGCTGACATCAACGGCGCACCACGTCAGTTTGCAAGTCTGTACCCGCGAAGACCGAAGACCCCCGGCATGGTAAATCCACAGGGCGGCCCGGACAGAGGGAGTTTTGAAAATGTCTAACGGAGTCCGTTATACCCCAACCTTTGCAATGCCATCCGAGTACGAGCGTGCGGCAATGGAAGCCCGCCGCCGTCAGCGTATGGCAGAGATGCTTGCACAGCAAGAATTTAACCCTGCAAACTTTCCCAACGCTCCAATTCCGTCGGCTTATCCAATTGCCCGCGCTTTAAAGGGCTTTTTAAGTGGTCGGGAAGAAGCGTTGGCTGAAAAAGCGTTGGAAAAAGCGCAAGCGGCTGATATTGCAGGAGAGCGTGAACTGCGTGAAAAACTCGGCCCTCGTTCACAGATCGCCGCGCCGACAAATACTCAAATTGCAGAAAGCGTCGGTATGCCGCAGATCGCCGAGGACGGCACCGTATCGTATGGACAAACCACCATGCCGAAACTTGGTATGGAACAGGTCATGCCGACCGCGCAAGAGCGAGAACGCGTAATAGAAGACGCGCTTTTTTCAGGCACGCCGCGTGCGCAAAAGTACGCCCAATTTTTGATGGCAAAAGAGCCGCAACCTCAATTGATGGAGTTTGGCGACCAGTTGCTTAATGTTACGGGTGGTACTGCAACGCCGGTAACGATGGGCGGCAAACCTCTGCAAGCCGCACCGAAACCAGTAGCGGGCAGCAATATCAGCAAATTGATTGCTGAACGTGATGCGTTGCCGCCGGGTAGCCCATTGCGTGCGGTTTATGACAACGCCATAGCAAAGGAAACAACCACGGCACCAACCGTTAGCGTTAACGTTGGAGAAAAAACCTCCAACAAATACACAGAGGCTTTAGCAGAGGGAGTTGCAAAACAAGATTTGGAGGCAATTGCACAAGGAGAGACTGCAATTCCGCAAATTGAATCGTCGTTCCGTGTTCGTGATTTGTTGAAGCAGAACCCGATTACGGGAACGGGCGCAAATGCACGGTTAGGTCTTGAAAAAGCACTTGCGACGGCTGGATTTGGTAAGGGAGAGCGCGCAACAATTACAGAAAATTTGTCTGCGGAACTTGCCAAAACCACCTTGGGAGCGATTCGCTCAAGCGGGCTTGGTTCTGGTCAAGGGTTTACGGATAAAGACCGTCAGTTCTTGGAACGCGCCGCTGCGGGTCAAATTGAGTTGACCCAAGCAAACTTGCTGTACCTTGCCGAACTGAATGACCGCGCAGGACGAGCCGCAATTGCTCGTAGTAACGCTGTTCGCGCCCGCGCCCGTCAGTTGCCGCAATTTAGGAATTTGCCCAATATGTTCCCAGACATTGTTGCCCCGCCCGCATATGGCAGTCAGTTGCCGCCGGGTGCTGAAATTGACCAGCCGCGACGTTAAGCGGAGGCGTTATGACGTATCAAGAAGGACAAACCGCAACAAACAAACAAACTGGCGAACGGTTCGTATTTCGCAACGGCAAATGGGAAAGTTTTACCCCCGAATCAGAAGCCCGCGAGGCGGGGCGCACGTTGCCAATTGAAGCGCGGAGAATAATGACGGGCCTTCAAGGCGCGTTTTTAAACACGGCAGATGAGTTAGCGGGTGCTGCGGCGGCCCAAGGACAAGCAGGATCGTTTGCAGGAGCGGGTTATGCGGGTCAGCCGACCCCAACGGTGCGGCCCGAGCAAATGTATGAACCAGCCCGAGAAGCATTTAGGAGTGGCGTAGAGAGTTTCCGCGAGGAACGCCCCGGCGAGGCATTAGCGACCGAAATAACGGGCGGTGTCGTTGGCGCACCTCTTTCCCTTGGGTTAGGGTTGCCTCGCCTTGGTGCAACGGCATTGCAGCGAGGCTATCAGTTCTTAAAGCCGATTGTTGGAACCAGCGCGGTTTCGGCGGTTGGTGAAACCGAGGCTGAAGCCCCCGGCGATTTTGCAGAGGATGTGGCTCGTCGCACCGCGATGAACACCCTGTATGGCGCAGGAATTGGGTTGGGCGGCAAGGGCGTGGGGATCGTTGGCAGCCAAATTGCCCAACGAACACCAAAAATTGGCGAAAGATTTGCAAAAGACCCTGCCCGCGAACGCCTTGCTCAATTGCTGATGCGCGATATGGAGGCGCGGTTTACGGGCGCACAAGACCCGATTACGATTGCAGAGCGTCGGTTGAGAGTATTTGGCCCAGATGCCCCGCTGGCTGCAACAGGCCAAGAAACAACAGAAGAACTCGGTTTGCTACGCAATCTTCCGGGTTCGCAGCAACGTGCCATTGAAAAAGAATCACGACGAATTCAAGAGCGTCGTGGCCCTGCACTTGTAGAAAGCGCAGAAACCGCAATGGGCGGTCAAGGCGTGCCGTTCCGCGCAACCGTGCTTCAATACTCCCAAGATGCTCGGGCAAAAGCAGCACCGTTTTATCAGCAGTTAGAAGGGCAAGATTTTGTTGTGGATAAAGGGTTGGCTGATCTAATTGCCCGATCCCGTAAAACTTTTGCTGATGCTGAAGAACTTGCGGCGGTGCGCGGTATGCCCGCCAAACTTGACCTTGGCGCTGTGCGACCGGGTGACAGAGTACCGTTTGAGGTATTGGATAACCTTAAGCGCACGCTGTACGACATTGAGGAAGCCGCAAAGGGTGAGTTTGGTAAGTCAACGGAAAAGAGCCGTGCCTATACCCAGTTGCGCCGTAGCCTTATTGCGAAACTTGACGAACTGTCGCCCAAAGATGACAAAGGTCAAAGCATTTACAAGCAAGCCCGGCAAGCGTTTGAGGGCGAAGCGCAGTTAGAAACGGCAATGCGGCGTGGGCGTGATGCGTTAAAAGAGGACGCAGAGGAACTTGCCGCAACGATGGCTGATTTGGAGCCGTCACAACTTGAAGCGTTCCGCATGGGCGCGTTGCAAGGTATTCGTGATTTGGCTGGAACAAGCGCGGGTCAGACTCGCCTTCTTAACGTATTTAAAGAACCAACGCTGCAAGCCAAACTGCGAACTATTTTTGGCAACGACTTCCGCAAGTTTCAAAGAGCGATTACATCGCAAGAAGAACTGCGTCGGGTAGAGCGTGCGGGTCAAGGATCGCAGACGTTTAGATTAGGCGCACGGGCAGAAGATCAAGCCGCAATGATGGATGCGTTTGATTTGGCTCAATCTGCACAAACGGGTGGGTTGCCGTTTGCCGCCAGAATTGCCCAAAGATTTTCTAAACTCCGTATGCCAGAAGAAACAAGAAAAGAATTGGCAAGATTACTATTGCTGCGCGGTGAACCCGCCGCAGAAGAACTAACGAATATGCGTGCATTTATGGAACGTCGTCGTCGCCAGCAAGCCCTTGCAGGGCAGTTAGCAGGGCGCACAGGCGCGATAACGTCACAGGAGTAGTACAGATGTCCTTCAATGGTTCCGGTTCTTTCTTAATCAACACCGCCGGTCAGCCAGTCGTTTCTGGCACCGTCATTTCATCCACCGCGTTTAACGCGCTGACAGCCGATTTGGCGACGGGTCTATCTACCTGTATCACCAAGGACGGTCAGACCACCGTTACCGCCAACATCCCGATGGCGAACTACAAGTTCACGGGACTTGGCGTTGGCTCGGGTGCAGCCGACTCGGCGAACCTCTCGCAAGTGCAGTCCACGGTAGTCAAACTCCTTGCCTCCGTCTCTGGCACCGACACCATCACGGCGGTCGGATCGCCCACGGTCGCGGCCTACGCTGCGGGTCAGATGTTCTACTTCGTCGCAGCCGGTGACAACACGGGCGCGGTCACGATCAACATTGACTCCCTTGGCGCAAAGGCTGTGACCCGTGACGGCTCGGTAGCCCTTGCAGCGGGCGACATCAAGAGCGGTGAGGTTGTGGTCGTTGTATACGACGGCACCCGCTTCCAAGTTGTTTCGCAGTTGAACAGCAGCGGCGATGCCCGCTTTGCCAACGTCTCCATCGCCTCGGCGCTGAACGTCGGTGGCGTGGCAACGGTTACGGGTGGGTCTGTCCTCAACGGCGGCGTAGTCATTAACGAGCCGGGTGCTGACGTTGACTTCCGCGTAGAAGGCGACACCGACGCAAATCTAATCTTTGCGGATGCAAGTACGGATCGGGTGGGGTTTGGAACCAACACCCCCGGCGCAAAAACAGAAATTTACGTTAATAGAACATCATCAACTAATGCCGTTGCAATTAACCTTAACGACAATGTAACTGGCGCACAAACAGACGGTGTTTACAAAGCCATTCGTTCATTAAGCAACAATGGCGCATCTATTTCTGAAATCCGTTTTATGGAAACGGATGGGTCTAATAACAACACCAGTATTGCTTTTGCTACTCAAGCATCTGCGAATGCTTTAACAGAAAGAATGCGAATAAATCAGGCCGGCAACCTCGGTCTGGGCGTGACGCCGAGTGCGTGGAACCCGGCAAGTCAACGAGTAATCCAACTTGGCGCTGGCGCCGCAACTGGAGCCGTCGTTTCTGATAACGGAGGTAACTACGGACAAGCGCAGAACGCTTTTATCGATACTGGCGGGTGGAAATATTACGCTAACGGAACGGCATCGTTGTTTTCCCAGTCTGGCACTGGTGGATTTAACTGGTTCAACGCCCCCTCCGGCACCGCAGGCAACACCATCACGTTCACGCAGGCGATGACGCTAAATGCGTCTGGTTCGCTCGCATTGTTGGCGACAAGCGGAAATGGATGTGAGTTGGATCTTTCGGCAAACGGAACATCAGCAAATAAGGCAACCTTTGGCTTTGGTTTTGCAACCGCAAGCGACAACATTGCTTTTCTTTATAACAGAACAAACAACGCGCTTGTATTCGGCACCAACAACACCGAACGCGCCAGAATCACCGCTGCCGGATCATTATTTGTAAACACTACATCTGGTATTTACACAGGGGCAGGTTGCGTAAACGCTGTAGTGGCTAGTTCTGCAGACTTTGTGTTTTCAGGAAGAAACACAAACGGAACAAACCCACGCGGACTTTATTTACAGCACTCAAACACAACTGCTGGCGATTACGCAATTTATTTTGAAGCCTCTGCCGCGACGAAGTTTTACGTCGACGGTAACGGCGTAATTTATTCAACCAACACCTCGGTTCAATCCATTTCCGATGCAAGGCATAAGGAAAATGTCAGGCCGCTTGCTGAAGGGCTTAATGAGGTTCTTGCCCTAAAGCCACGCCGCTTTGACTGGAAAGAAGGGAAAGGCGCGAATACGAAAGACGTTGCTGGCTTCATCGCTCAAGAAGTTGAAGAAGTGTTGCCCGAACTTATCTCTGAATGGAAAGAGACGGTTGACGCACAAAACTCATATAAAGCGATTGCGATGGGCAATATGATTCCGATGATGGTTAAAGCCATTCAAGAGCAACAAGCAATGATTAAATCACTTGAGGCCAAAGTCGCCGCATTGGAGAGTAAGTAATGTCCGACGCAAAGTTAGAAATGACGCTTGAAGAAGCCGTCGCCATCGTGAATCTGCTGGGTAGCCTCCCGACGAGTCAAGGCGGGTTCCCGCTCTGGCAGAAACTGAAGGCGCAGGTGGAGGCGCAGATGCCTACGGAAGAAACCAAGCAATGAACACGGCGTTCCTCGTCATCTTCCTTGTCCTTCAGATCGCTGACATCTGGACAACGCTGACGGCGCTGAAGCAGGGCGGGCGTGAACTTAACCCGATACTTGCGAAAGCGTTTGAACACGCCAACCCTCTGTGGGTCATGGTGTCGGTTAAGTTACTTGGCGTATGGGCGTTGTGGTACGTCAACCTCTGGGGACTCACCGCCGTCATGTGTGCGGCGTATCTGTGGGTCGTGTTCAACAACCTAGACGAGATATACGGCAGTAAGTGACATGGAAGCGCAGATTCTTTTCAATGTGCTAGTAGGTATCGCGGGCCTCTTTGGTGGTTGGATACTGAACAACATCTCCCGATCCATAGAGAAGTTGGACGAAGATGTGCGCGATATGCCGCTCACCTACATTACGCAGGACGCATACCACCGCGACCAGAACCGCTACCAGCGCGATATAGACGAAATCAAGGGTATGCTGCGGCTCATCTTTGACCGGCTTGAGGACAAGGCTGACAAATGATCCCTGCTGCGCTGTTGCCTATCGTTAAGCCTCTCCTTGCCAACGGCCTTGGGCTGGTGGCTAACGCTGTCCTTGCCAAAGGAAAAAAGGTGGTAGAGGACAAGTTAGGCGTGGAACTGAAGCCCGATATGTCGCCCGAGGACATGGCAAAGGTTCAGATGGCGCAGATGGAACACGAAGAAGAACTGCTGCGCCTACGGATTGAGGAAAACAAATTAGACCTTGCGGAATTAGAACTGCGACTGAAGGATACGGATTCGGCGCGGGAGCGGGAGGTTGCGATTGCCACCTCTGATAAAGCCCCTCTGTTGAATAAGATCGTGACTCCCGTTCTCGCGCTGTCTATCTTGCTGCTGACCTTTGTGCTGTTTGGCGTTGTCATGTTTGACAACACCCCCGTTGAAACCTCCCGCAAGGACATTCTGATTTACGTCCTCGGTGTTCTCTCTGCCATCGCCACGCAGATCGTGTCGTACTACTTTGGCTCCTCACAGGGCAGTAAAGAGAAGTCCGACCAGTTGAAGGAGGCGATGAAGTGAGCAACGTCGCCGAACAAGCCGCTTTTCTGCTAGACGTATGCCGCCTGATTAATCGTGCTACAGAATTGGGATTTGTGGTGACGGCGGGTGAACTCTATCGCACCCCCGAACAGCAACAGATATACGTTAAGACTGGGCGTTCCCGCACGATGAACTCACTTCACCTCCAGCGCCGTGCCGTAGACCTTAACTTCTTCAAAGATAATGAGTTATGCTACGACAAGGCCGTTCTGGCTCCCCTAGGGGCTTACTGGGAGAGTCTGCACCCACTTAATTCGTGGGGCGGGAACGGCGTGAAATTGGTGGACACACCGCATTTCAGCCGAGGAGTGGGGAAACCTGAATGGCAAAGAAAGACCGATACGAGGCCGTCCAGATAACGGATGGAACGTGGTATCGCATCAAAGGATACACCCACGCTGAATGTTGCGACTGCGCGTTAGTCCACAAAGAACAATACCGACTTGTGGACGGTCATCTGGAATGGATGGCTGAACGTGACGATGAGGCCACCAAGGCCCGCCGAAAGGAACTCGGCATCAAGGTTACCCGCAATGCCAAAATACACAAACGATGACGAGTTTATAGAGATTTGGGATCGGCTAAAAAGCCCGTCCAAAGTCGCTAAATTCTTCAACATGGACGTGCGTTCAGCACTCCTACGTCGCCGTTCGGTTGAAGT